ACTCCTATCAATTCCTTCTTTATCGCCTCTAAAAATGCGATAGATGTTAATACCGTATTCCTATAATTATAATCGCTTCCGGCTGCAATTGCATTCTTACGACCGTCTAAAATCAGCGTATCAATGAACAACACCATTTGTCGCACCGTAATATTGCCGATGTCTGCCGAGAATGTCGACAGCGATGTATAATACTTCATAGCCTGTTTTAAAAGGCCTCGTATTTTAGTTTTATCAGGATTTTTACCTGTAATACGCTTAATGCTGATCTTTGCGGAGAGATTCGACCCTGACAATCCGGGCTCTATACGGTAATCCTCTCCGACTTCCTCGACAATGCCTTCTATATACTCGACTTTGGCGATAAAGCCATTGTCTATGTCCGAACAGTATATGAAGTCCACTTCTCCGAATTTGTGCGCCCGGTTATGGTCTACAATGAATAGCGGAAATTCCCTTTTCATTCTTCGTCCTCCTCGTTTTCCTCGTCGTCACTGACTTTAATAAGCCGTTCAAGATCTTCGCTTATATACCCTTTATACTCCCTTATGGCTTCCAATTCCGAGTCGCTGAGGTCGTCTATATCCTCTATCTCGATAGTATAATATCTGTCATAATCACCATCGAAGTCTATCTCTCCGGTTCTTCCGTTCTCGTCGTCCTCACTAACGACAGTGCCCACTTCGTCTGCAATATAGGGCTTGCAGAACCTCCCATGCTCGTCCCTGTTTTTCGTGAACAAGCGATCTGACAACATGCTACACACATCTGAGAATGTTTTTTCTCCAACAAATTCAACGTGGCCGGGGTTAAAGAATCTGCCTCCTCGGCAAACATGAAATGATAATACCATTGTTCTTTTTGTTTCCATATATAAGTAATTTTATTTATAATCATCTAGCCCATACAGGGGTATAACAATCTTCAAGATTTATGTTATTCTCGATCGCCGCACAGGCAAGTATCCATGCTTGCTTACTCGACATGTTGGCAATCTTGAAACTCGGATAGGTGCATTTTTCATCGATAGTCTTTGCAACGTTGGAGGCAAAAACATTCAGGTTTATTATTCGTGATAAAAACTGATAGAACGGGTTGAAATGCAACTCATACGAATTGTTATTATTCCATCTTTCATAGCTAGCAATCTGTTGAAGTCTGTTGGATAATTCCTGAGCTTCTTTGTATTGTTCTGTACCTTTCTGTAACATGACTCTATGTTAATTGGTTACTGTTTGTTTTTGATTACATGGTAAAGATACTCCATTTTATTGTATATACAAAATATTATAGTATAAATATTTTATGATTTATCAATATTTAACAAAACACGAATGATGTGGAAAATTTTCCACAAAAATGAATGGAATAGAATTAAACACGAATGCCGGAGCTTCCCACCCCGGCATTTCCCTGTTCATCATTTGCATTTCCGAATATTCCTTTGAAATTTTCGCCTCATTCTCCTGTTCAAAAGACCGTTATCGGCAAACCGATTCAAGGTATCCTTCTCTTCCGGCGAAAGCAGGTTATAGACCTCCTTCCTCGACTTGCCGGAACAGATGGCTTGTATGATTTTAGCTATCTCCATGTACTTCCCGAATTAATTTCTTTCTGCAACACTCACATAGGAACTTCTTCGCCACTGGGAACATCTTCTGCCCGATATATCCCCGAAGGTACTGTTCTTCCTCCCCGTAAGGGTCAATGCCGAACGTCCGGGATATATGCCTGCACAAATGCCCCTTTTCATGATCCCAAGAGTTTTGGAACTGTTCGGGACTCGTCGTCATGGCAATTACCATCACCGTCCGTCGATGCTCGAAATTGGAATAGGTAAGTCCTGTATTCAAGTTACCGGACGACAAACTTCTGAAAGCATTTTCCAGATTACTCCCTGTACAACCTATCCGTTCCAGCTCCCGGAGTATGGTGTTTGTCCAGTAGGTGGTAACGGCGTAAAAAACCCTTACGTGCCAGTCGTATTTCGCTATGTAGAAATCCTGAACAATCATGTTTTATAACATATTTTCCCACATGATCGGAGTACCCGAACCTATACAGTCGGCATAGAAACGTGTAAATGGCAACCCGTCGTAACCGTCAGGGTCGTCGATATAGTCCTTTACAAACAGAGCCAAATGGGTATCGTCGGGAATCGATGACTTCAAATAGTCGGCCTTACCCATATTTGCGACAAATACATGGTCGTACCCTTTGGCCTTTTCCAACTTCACGCCCGCCTGTGTCAATATGACCTCCACATCTTCTTTCGAAAGTGATTTTATCTCCTCCTTCTTTCCGGTGGTCTTGTTTTCGGCCTTCATTCTGGAAACCGCCCACTCGCACATGTTCTTGGAGAAGTGCCAGCCGTATCGGGAAAGGTACTCCGTCATGCCAGAGGGGAAAATATCATAAATGTCTAATCGTTGGTTCATAACACTGCTTTTTTATGTTTTTGAAGAGAGAGGGGATTTCTCCCCTCCCGATTAATAAAACTCGCCGTTGGCCCGTCTGCGTCTGCGTTCCCCCATTTCGTCATAGTACGAAGGAGGATAACCAGGAGCATAACGGTTGTTCATTCCACTGGAAGAACCTCCGCCATAATTCCCGCCGCCGTAACTGCCGCCATTATTGCCACGGAAGCCCATATCGCCGCCCTGCATTTCCCGCATGGCAGCTTCATAGCCTTTCTTGTAGCCGTGCTCGCAACCTTCCTTGTAGGCCATTTCGAGCTCTCTACCGCCGCGTTCATTGAATCCTTCATATCCACGGCCTTCTTCTAATATTGACCACATTCCCATATTACTTTTTGTTTTTAGAAGTTTCAGCAACACCGAGCTGTTCCATCAGTTTTTTGTTCATGGCCATTAGGTCGGCCATGCTTCTGCTCATTTCGGACATCTGCCCTTTGAGGGTGGCAATCTCCTGCTCCTGCCTTTGCTTCTCCGCAAATTCGGGATTCAAAATTGTCAATATCTTGTCGCACCCGGCAATCACGTTCTCGTGGTAATTACGCCGGTTCAGTTCGTCCAAGCTCTTTTGCCGGATAGCCGACACTTCCGAGTTCATGGCCTCTCTGGAACAAGATATGACGATGTTTCCGTTTTGCCCGAAGTCAGCGATGTCCGCCCCTGCCGGCAAGTTCTGGAACGTCGTGTTCTGCCCGTTCACACAGACCACCACGTCCACCACCATTTCCATCTGGGGTATCTGCCCGATAGGTGTCGGCATGGGGTACTTGGGCTTAGCTGCCGAAACGCTGACGACGGAGCCTATATCCACTAAGGGATTTTCTTCCTTATGAAGGATAAATAACTGGTTGTTTGCTCGAAGATTCTGAAACATAGTTTTTTGATTTAATGGGACTGCCCGATAAAAGGCAGCCCCGGTTAATTATTTGCTTTTGGCAGCGACGTTGGTTGCCGCCGTAGCCGTAGTAGGTCTGTACCCACCGTTGACAAGGTACACTTCGTTGGTGTACTTGTTGTAATGGATTTCATAGATCCCAGTACCGGCGATATTCTCTACCGTCACCGGCTCGTTGTTGTAAGCCAGCAGAGGTCTCGTGTCCCCATTCGTCCCGATGAGAATGGGAAGCGTTGCGGTCGTTCCGGCGGGTATCGCCTGACGGAGATTGATATAGAATCCTCCCACATAGTCCCTGTTACGGAACGCATGGTTTGGGAGTTCCAAAGTCACGTTCTCCGTGCCGACCGTCACCGCCACCGTAGGAAGAGTGTTGTAATTCACTCTGCCCAGCGTCGGGAACGGAAAGGGAAACCCTGTAAAAAAGTTAGGCCACATATATACCTCCTTTCTTACTGGAATTAACCCCAGTAGTTGTTGCAACCGCATCCGTAACCGCTACGCCCGTATGCGACATCGCCCGCATAAGCTCCATAAGCGGCAGCCCGGTACAAGTCTGTGTTTACAGCCTGAATGTTCGGATATACCACGGGAACGGTATTGGGCAATTTACACTTGATGCCGTCCACATCGCTTTGGAGAGCCTGCAAACCGGCAGCGAGGGGAGCAATCTGTTGCCCTACCGCATTGAGAATGGTCGCATTCTGGTTCCGTTGGGAGATTTCAGCCGCCAAAGTAGCCTTCTCTGCCGTCAAAGCGGTGATCTTGTCCTGTAAAGCCTGAGTTTGGATAGAATCCAGCTTCGCCAAAATGGCACGAGTGTTCTCATTGCCGCTGTCCACGAGGGAGTGGGTTTGTTCCGAGGTGGCGATACGAGTTTCATATCCTTGTCTCTCGATTGCGTTTTGCGTCTTGCAGCAGCAATCTGCGATTTGGGTAGCCAGCGTACAATTACTCGATTGAATGCTGTTGATGATCTGTTGTGCGGACATGCCCACTTGGTTGCCGACACCCTGAATCAAGCCCTGAATGTTGCACAAGGCGGATTGTAACTGTTGGGTAGAGCAGTTCAAGGACGAAGCGAGTTGGTTGATGGCATTACCGTTCCCTTGAATGGCCGACATCAGGTATTCACGTCCGACATCGCCGTTCAACTCGGCAGGAAGCCCGCCCCGGTTGCCAAAACCTCCGAATCCGTTACCGCCCCAGCAGAACCACAGCAGGATAATCCAAATCCACCACATGCCTCCGCCCCAAGCGTCCTGATTGTTCCTTCCCTGATTGAGAATGGCCAAGAGTCCGGGATCGACCCCTTTACCGCCCATCAGGTTGGGCAATAAAGCCATGATGTCGAACTTGCTTCCGCCACCATTGGGCTCTTGATTGAAAACATACGTTCTTTCCATATAGATATAATTGATGGTTACGGCCAATATCGGCCGCATACAAACGTATGGCTATTGCCGTTGCTATCCTCGGATTTCGGTGGCTATCCTGTTGCTGACCCGTTGATTTGTCGTTGTCAGAATAAAACTTCCCGAACACCGCTGTTTCAGGCTGTTTTTCAATTTGTTCACTCCCTGTCGGGTCATGGAAAGATAAGCGGCGGTGTTCTCCTCGGAGAAGCCGAGCGATACCAACGCACAGATGAGCAGGCAACGTGCGTCGACCGCATTTTTGTTCGCCCCGTTGATCAATTCGCCGTAACACAGCTCACATTCCTCGCAAACGATTTGCAAGACGTGTTCAAAGATTTCATTAGTTTTCATATCTCTTGCCTTTTTAAATATTTGTTAAATTATAGATTGTTGACACAATAAAAAACATCACGTTTCTGTTTAAAGGCTGTGAAAGCCTCGTAACATTCCCCGTGATGTTGTCTCTTGTTAGTTTTGGAAGAGCAGCAAGAGATTGAGGCTTTCCTCTTTATACTCCGAAGCCCCGGAAGGAGTCGTAAATCAAATTATATCAAGAAACCCAGTCCTTTCAATTTTGTTATCCATTTCATGATGTAAGGGACAAGCAGCAAGACAATGCCACCGAGAGCCCACCAGCACCATCGGGGAGTCTTGTACTTTACTACCTCGACGGGGTATGGTACTTGTATGCTGTCCGTCTTGGATATATACAGCGTATCGGTTCTGTCCTTGAACCTATATATGTACTTGTATTGGAACTCCCGTATCGTGTCTCCCGATTTCTCGATGAAAACACTGTCCCGCATGTATATGGAATCGAGCTGCACACGATTCAGATACACCGTGTCGCTCTTTGTCGTTTCCACAGGAACATACACATGTCTGGTACAACTCGTCGCAGCCAAGCCGGCCAAAAACAACAATAGGAATACGATATGTCTCATAGGCTCAGTATTTGTTTCCGGTTCTTCGATGTCGACACATAAGACACGTGCACCCAACTGTAATTGCTCTCGTCAATCAACTGGTCGAAGGGAAGGTTATCCCGAATCAACTCGAACAGCTTCTTGTTCTCCGTCTTGCTCCCTGCCGTTATATCCGCCGCCTCGCCCCTCATGTGCTGGCTCGTTTTCGCACCACCCACGGCGGCATTGAGTTTTGGACAACGATAGCCCGAATTGACGGTTATCGGCTTTCCGTACATCTCCCGCAAAGGGTCTAAGACATGGGTGACAAGGTTCGACAGCGCAACCGACGCTTCGGGAGTAGGGGTATTGTCTATACCCAGTTTATCGGCCGTTGAACTCTTTGTGAGTTCTTTCATCGTGAAGTATTTCATATCCATTCTTCATTTTTGGCGACAAAAAAAAGCGGTGACTTTTTTTTAGAATCACCGCTTGTAACGAATGTATGGGAGAGTAGCCTTAGGGTTAGGCTTATCCGTTATTGAAAATGGGACAAACATAGGCCGAAGGCATTATCAATCCTCTCTCCTCAATTCATCGAGCCATTGTACAGGGTCGACATCTTTTAGACGAGGGTAAGCCTTTTCGATTAAAGAATTTAAATAATTCTCATCGAATTTCGGGGAGTAATCGACCAATTCTAGCAAAACCAAACTTTTGAAGTCTATTTCTCCTGTTTCTATATTTTGCCTGCCTCGTACTCTTACTCCGCATTCATGGTATAAAAGGTTTTTTTCCTGATTCTTCAAATACTCGCGAGGAGACGCAATCGTGAGCAAGCCTACACCTTTAACGTCCAAATGTATATTTGCATCCTTTTTACCGCCGGCATTGATTACCGAACCGTAAAAATAGAATTCTCCGTCTGCCCAAAGCTTCTCCCTTCTCTTAAAGTTCGTATAAGAAGAAATTGTCAAAGGAGGTTCTGTTTCGGAAGGATTTAAAGAAGTAGAAAACTCAAATGAATAGTTTCTTGCTTTTGCGATCTTTTGAATATTTTCAAAAGCTGTCGCAGTCGGTAAATCCAGTCCGTCCAAAGTATTCGTCTGAGAAACCAAAGATAAGACAGCTCCGAATTGAGCTACCATTTGTAGTGTCGTGACGAAACGATGAATAACCGAACCTTCAAGAATTTCATAGGAAACAATAGGGCGTTGCTTGTTTTTTCCATCAAGAGACAACAAATCCTCGACATTTTCAAGCATTTCTCTTAGCTGTCTTATGTCGTAATTTGCAGGGGTAAGTTCATGAATCCCTTCTTTTCCTGATATATGAATTTGAATATATCCCTTAGATTCACCCATTATTAATTCCTTTTGATACAAAGAAAACGGTTTTGAATAAAACTACCAACTAATTTAACATTAAAACGGTGATTCCAAGAAGTCAAAGAACGCTTTCCCGTCGCCGGGTTATAAAAATTCATTTTTTTCGTCAGGCAATCCAAACCTCGATTTGAATCACCAGCCCGCCCAGTATGGTTGCCAGCAAGTCGGCATACGACCAAGCCCCCGGCTTCCTCCACTCGTCGACAGCCTCCTTGATACAGCCGGATATGGCAGAGAACAGCACACAATATTCCGCCGTCGCACCTGTCACGATGGCGAAGAAAGAGGCGATGACACCTCCTGCGATAAAATGCAGCAGCTTGTAGTGGGGAACAGACAATAACAACCCTTTGATTCTTTCCAAAAGTTTCTTCATATTATTCGTTATTTAATCGGTGATAAAAATCCAGCTTGATACGGTCATAGACAGAAACGACATTCGTATATGCCCGCCCGTTGTTCACATTGTCCGAGTACACCTCGCCGACCACTACCTCTGACACCCAGTCTATCCATTCGGGATTGGTATAACATGAAAGACGCTTGCCCCGATAGGTAAAGTAATCGAAACGGCTGTTCCTGTCCTCGAACTGGTTAGTGAGCAAAGTATGTATCTTACCGTAGGTTTTCTCCTTGTCGGCGATATGATTCTCGTCCCTGACCTTCTTGATGATTCTGCAAACCCTTTCGACGGCCAAATCGAAATACACGTTCGATATGTTCTTTATCCGAAGCTGCGTTTCCGGCCTCAACCCCTCCGATATGTCGGACAACATGGTATTCTGGTCGTTCGTCTTTTCGATGAGCTCTTTCAAGGACTCGCCGTAGTCCTCCATGCTCTTGGTGATAATCGACTTGAACCACTTGAAGCAGGCCACCATCATCATGGCCGACAACACCAAGAAGAATGCGGCAGTCATCACCAAGAACCCCTGTTCGCTTATCCCTCTGGCTACCTCCGTAGCCTCATTTATTCCTACCATATCAATTTGTTCGTTGTTCGTTAAACACTCGTTCCAGTTCTCTGGCTTTCTCTTTGCAGGATTCCGCATAAGCGTTATATGCCTCGAACTCCTCTGCTTTCGTGTCTCTTTGCCGAAGTATCGCCAGCTCCTCCGACAAGGTATATTTCCGACGGATCAATCCGTTCACCATTTCTCCGTAGTCCATTGGTACAGGAGGCGTTTCCGTGCCGTCCTCCGTCGCTTCCGGTGCGTCCTCGTATTCATAGACTATCGCCCCGTTCCGGTAATACATCACGGGTATTTTCCCGGGTATCTCTTCGGGCGATGGGATAGAATCTACCTCTATCCATCTCTCTTTTTTGCATTTACCATAATAGATGGTTTCGACTTTTACCCCGTCTAATTTAATTTGTATCATAACCTATTTTTACTTTATACATAATATCTCCAATTCTTCTTACATAACCGTCTTCCAGAAAATATTTACTGATTTCTTCCAATTTACTGTACGTGGGACAGTCATTATTTTTGCAGAGAAGTGAAATGCTACCAATAAATCCTTTCAATGTAAGATACCCAATGTTGCATATTATAAAAATAATTGCATTACCAGCATAATTTTTGTAATTTAGTGAATATAACGGGTTGAATCCAACTGTATTAAAACATTCATCAGATGATTTTACATCAAAGCTGTTATCTTCTGCAACTAATCTCGTACCTCCTTTATCATACAACAAATAGCAATCTATATCATTATTAATAAGATATTTAATATAAAAAGATGAAATAATACTTTCCCCTTCTATTGTATGAATCTCTGAATCAATATCTTTTATAATATAAAGTTTTTTCCCTGCTGAAATTAAAACTCTATCATTATAAGAGGTTATGCTATAAGTAGATGAATCAATGTCTATTTGTTTATATACAGAAAAATTGATCGGTTCGATAATTAAAATTTTTTTTTCACCAGTAGCAACTATATAATTGTTGTATAGACTTATATTTTCATATTCAGTTATAACCTCTTTATTGAACTCTAAACTGCCATCATTTAAATCTATTTTAGCAAGTCCTGTTATACGTCCCCGAACAAATGCATATCCTTCATAGAATAATACATCATTGTTTATCGTATGACGATATTCTCTACCTATATAAATGTTTTGTTTAATTTCCCATATTGTATTCCCCTTTTTAACGCGCTTAATCCACGAACTAGCAATATTATAAAAAGAAATAACAAACAAATCTTCCAAGTCACCATTTATAGGGATTGCAAATTCTGTATCTAAATGTCCATTTGTAAATGAACATTTATAGAACGGTATAAAGATATTATCTTGAAAATATTTACCGTCCACACTCTCCGCCGCTTGGTTTGCTTTATCGGCCGCCTCATTAGCCTTATTTGCAGCAGCCAAAGCAACAGCACCCGCATCGGTAGCCGGCTTTTGCAACTCCTTGATTTGTTCGGGTGTAAAATCCTCGTAGGTGAATGGATCTCCTTTATCTCCCTTATCCCCTTTATCTCCTTTTTCACCGGGCAGGGCAACCATTTCCTCCACCACGGCGGCATCGGGCACTACCACCTGCTCATGAACGATTATGCAATCACTATCTGCCATATCACTTGATGATTATATTGGTTTTGTAAACATCGCCATAGTCCCATTTGCCGTCATCGAAATCGGCATCCTCTATCCAGTAGTGCCTCTCGACCGTGAGCAAGCCATAGCGGAAAGTCCCGGAATTGAATATGCCGTACAGCACGCCGTCACGGAACACACAGTTTTTACGTGTCTTTCCGTCGTAGCTCACTTCGCAACAACAACCGGCCTCGTCCTTGTAGATGAACTTAAACTTCTTCGTCTCGGCATCGATGGGCTGCTTGTTTCTGTCCTCAAAGCCAATGGTAAACTTAATATCCTCCCATGAGTATTTCTCTTCGTACTTTTTTTCACTCATCGCTGCCATCGGATAATGCGTTGAACATTTTTTCAACCAGAGCTTTCGTCTCCTCGACCGTGGAGGTCATGGAATAGACATTCATGTTAAAACTGCCTTGCCCGACAGTGACATGGCCTTTTTCCACACCGTTTTCCACAATTCGGTAATTGACCGCTTGCAGGGTTTCCACAGTCTCTTTTCCGTTGAACGAACGGCTGATGTTCTCGCTGATTTTTACTAATTCTATCATAATGTTTTGTATTTATGGTTAACTGATAATCCCGCTGTCGGGAATGTCGAATGTCACGTTTTTGGATAGGGAGTCGAGTTGGACGCCGGCCTCGCCCGACGAGGAGACCCCATACACGGAACAGGTTAAGTAATAGGTATGGGTTCCCGGTGGAAGGTCCGGATGTGTCGTCCCCAAAGGGATATTCAAAATGAGAATCCCAGTTCCCTTGTATTCGTAATCATAGATCGCGAGGAATCCGGACCCCGAAATACGGAAGGTGTATTTCTCACCCACCGGAGGATTTCCGTTCGGAAAACTGATACGCACCTGAAAGTAACTCGAAAGGAAAGTGAAATCCACGATTTTAATCGGGGTATATGTGCTGTTTATCTCGGCTGTCATGGCTATCGATGTGGGTATGGGGAAATAATCCGCCACGGTAATCTGTTTGTCGACCCCTGTCCAGTATTCGAACGACTTCTTATCGATAAGGAACAATGTCACCTTCAAATTCGCCCCTACCGAATCCTCCCCCGGAAATGTGTCGCTCTGTCCGACAGGAAGTATCGGCGGAGTAGTACCGTCACTGAAAAATTTTACCTTGAAAGCAGAGTACCACACATTGCCCACCCGCAAGGTGGTTACGGTGTTTGTAGAGGTATTTGTCAGCAATCGGGCAAAACTGCTTCCATTTCCATCGGTTGCCAAAATAGCCGGGTAATAATCGCCGATACTCTTGTCGGAGGCCAGCGACAGCCACGATTCGACGGGTACGCCGGTAGAATTCACCGAAGTATCGTAATAGTTAATATCGACAAAAAGATACGGCACGTCCGCACTGATTTCGTCAATTTTACTTCCGGTAAGATTAGGTTCCGCATTGTGGTCGTAGCCGTCGAAATCGCTCAGGCGGCAAAAATCCGTCCCCGGGTGAGGATAGGCGACATATTCGAAAGAGGTATCATGGATAGCGACGATATTCGTGCCGTGCGGTATCGTGGCTTTCAAGCCATAGCGTATGCCTTGATTCTTATCCGTTTCGCTTCCTTCCCATTGATCGACGTATGTCGTGACCCCGCCGGATTGCTGAGGATAGTTGTCGGATAGCGGTGCAGCCTGCGGATAGCGCACGGGTTTATGACGGCTCCATTTGTTGATACGTCCCGGACGGCCACCCTGCAACAGGGGACGTTCGAGGGCAACAATGTCGGCCACGTCCCATACCCCGTTTGCCGGGTATATTCCCAGCAGATTATACGGGTCGGTTATCGCTACCGGGGCTGCTATCTTGTTTTTATCGATGGCCATAGGCTCACTTTCCTCCTTTCCCTTTTAATTCGGACAATTCTTTTTTCAATCGTTCTATATCTTCCATAAGGGCTTTAACCAGCCGGGCGGTCTCCTGCGTTGCACCGGCGATGGTGTTGATATAGTCGGGCGACAGGTAGTTCAGAGCCCCGTAACCGTCCTCTGTTTCGTAGGCCATCGATGGCAATACCTCTTTCACCTTTTGGTACAACAGCCCCGTATGGGCTTCCCCGTCCACACCGCCCTTGTTACGCTTCCGTGCTTTTTCGGTGTATCGGAAATCGCACACCTTGCCCATCGCCAAGAGTCTGTCGGTATAGCTGAGGGTATAGTTGAAGTCTCGCTTCAAACGTTTGTCCGAAGTCGTTAGAGCGGTGACCGAGCCTTGTGCCGAGATATTGCCTTGCGACGATATATCCCCTCCGGCCGTGATGTTACCGTCCGATGTGACACTCTCCTTTGACCTTATGTTATTCGTCGCCACAATCCTTCCGGCGGAGATGGAGACAGACTTACTCCCGGTCGAAAGGTTTATACTCGTAGCCCTGATTACATTCGCTCCATCGATGTCTCCCTCCATCGTTATATCCCGGACTCCCGACAGACTTCCGGACACATCGTTCGATCCGTCAAACGGATTTCCCCAAATCGTCCGGATATTTTTAAGCCTGTCGGCGGCGATGGAATCGTTATCCGTCAAGGCGACAGACGGGGTCACCACGGTCAGCTTGCTCACGCCGACTGCCGGCATGGGAGACAACGATATACTATCCACACAGTTCTCGCAAGTCCCGTTCAAAGCCCCGTATGTGTTATAGACGAATATGGAGCAGGTCTGGTAATCCGTCTTGGCCGAAACCCAAAAACACACGTGTCCCCCGTACAAGAACACCTTCACGTCACCCAAATCGTCACCGAAATGCGTACCGGCCGTAGCCGTAAACTCGACATCGTTCGGGGTATAATTATACGCCTGTACGATCGTATTGATAATTCGTCGGCTATAATATCCATTTCCGATCAGATGCAACGTCAACATAGCCGCCTCGGCCTCTTCGACTTTCGTGTGAATCAACCACCCGTTTCCGGTGGCTGTCTCATACATGCCGCCCATCTTATACAGGAAAGCCCCGTTGTCAAGTCCGTTCAACTTTTTCGCATTGTCCGATTCGACCGCACGTCCGACTGTCAGCCCCGTATATGTACCGCTCACGTTGTTTATCTCCGAGAGCGAATAAGTTGGCTTGTTCGGCTGCTGCACCCAATCGTACAGGGTGATGCCTTTGGTGACAACGATACCGAGGGCTGTCTTGCTGACCGCCGTCACCACATTGCCTGTACCTATCGTAGATGCGCCGGCGTTTGCGAGTTTCCAAATCTCGTTGATGGTGTAGGCGTTGAAAGTCTCCGTCATCGTGGTGTTGTCGAACACGCCGCCCAGATCGTCGAACCCATGAACGAGCTTGATGAGCCCTCCTTCGCCACCGCCACCCCCTTCTCCACGCCATACACCAAGAGCGGATATTCCACCCTGTGAATACACATTAAATTTCGAGTATATCGTATTTTCCAACTCTGTGTCGAATTTCCACATATCGTTAATACGGGCAAATCCTTCCTGCATTTGTTTTACAGTCCGTTGATACGATTGTTGCAAGGAAGCCGTCATATTATTGATGGCAGAAATCAAGTCGATATTCTTATTAGCAGATGCAACCTCTTCTTTCAGTTCTTGCGTATTCCCTTTTATTAGGTTGTTCCCGATGGTAATAGTCTGTTCGCAAGGATAGTCGAGTTTGGTTGTAAGGCTTATAACACGAGTAACATATGAATATCCTGCGTTTATGTATTCGACTTTTCTTCCTATGGATAAATCAGGATTGTTTTCATCGAACACCACAGGATTAGATGAAAATTGGTAGTTGTTCTGGTCGGAAGAAAGCCGTTCTATTTCTTCGTTCATAGCCGTTTCTAGACGTATGTACGCTGAATCTGTATATTCTTCCGGCATTTTTATGTTGAATAGGATAATATCGTCATTTTCCGACGGTATAAGTCCCGTAATAGCGGGAATAATATAGTTACCTTCTTCCTCTTTATATTTAATCTCGAAATCTCCTTTTTTGACTTCGAAGCTTATACCATCATCACTTGTTATTGTTTTACTCTCATCGTGGTATATAAGCTCAAATTCCATACCTTGCAAAGCCCCCGATTGGAAATGTACCGAAGGTTCCTTATTTGGTATACGCATACCATTCGGATTTTTTTCTTCGTCATAAGGGGAATTGTCGAAGTTAAATTCCGGTATTTGAAAATACCATATCGCATATTGGTCGTATATAGGGTCTCCGTTTTCATCTGTGCCTATCTGTATTTTATCATTCGTTTCCGAGTCTATACGCCACATAAGGCGGAATCTGACATCTGATATGGAGAGTTCCGATGAAGGGTATATATCATCGAACAGGAGGATTTTGCTAAATATCTCTCCCTGTTGAAGGTTTGGCCTTATATCTTTATATCCGTTCGGGTATTTTTTAGGATCAAGAGTCAGCCGTTTGTTGACCAAATTGTTGACATTAGCACCTTTGTATTCCTGTACGATGTTTCGAGTTGACCCGAATGCGTAAAATCGGGTATAATACCCATCTTTTCCCTCCGTGACCGAAGGTGTATTGATGTTTTCACCAACTTCGAGAGAAACAACAGCTCCATGTTCGGATTTCGACAGATGAATAATCATGGAATCTTTCTCAACCCACCATTCTGTATCAAACGCAGATGCTATACTGTTCAAGGCAGACAATATGTCGATTGATTGGAAAGACAAAGAAGTGGAAGCGTTAAGAGAAGAATCTACGGCGTAAGTCCATGTATCTCTGGTTTCGTTCTCGATAGCCTTGCAAATAACACTCATGAAATTGGCCGGGTTATCGGTAAGAGACCAATCCGGCTCCCGATTCGTTATCTCGTTATTCTCATCGTAAGAATACATGAAAAAAGGCACTTTACCCCATGATATAAATTTCGAATGAAATTGTGGTTTGTATTGAAATTCGACCTCGTTCTTTTGTTTTGGATTATATGGCTCCAAAAGAGAATATTTCTCACCATCGAGTATAATATAAGCCCCTACCGGAATCTCTTCATTTTGGTCCGAGTTCCACGACAATTCTACATAATCGGATTTCATCAATTCCTCTACATGAACACACTCTTCTGTTATAGGAACTGATAAAATAGTCTCTCCTTGTATGTTTTTAATGTCTATCATGATGGTTTCGTATATCTTCATACGATTTCAGTCAAAGATAATAAAAATGTATGAAAAACATGCACTTTTTTATGAATTTCTATCTGCTGGATTATATTCGACAAGTTTTAGAGAAAATCGTGCTATTCCTCTCATGAATTGCGTAAATTGATTGCATGAAATATAGATTGTTTTGTAAGTAATATTGGGTTGATACTTTGTCTTTATATTTATCACGCCTGTTTCCAATTCTTCACAAAAGCTGTTGTATCTTGAAAAGAATTCTTCTTCCGTTTTTGCCGTCAGGTTAAAAGTTAAAGTGATATTTCGTTCATCGATTTTAGGATTAGAGGTTAGGACTCGTTTGCCATGCTCTAACCGAGACTTGTTTTCGATGAACTCTTTTAACGGTGACGGTGTCATTAAGGCGGAAAGGGACGATGTATCCATACTTATACCCCAAGTTGTATAACAGTCTTTCCCATTTATGTAAAACTCTCCCGATGCCATTTTATAGTTTATTGTTAAAAATTGAAATCATTCTATCAAATTTATCGCCAAATCCAAGAATTAGCTTCGTGTATTTTGCAATGTCTTCTAAGTAGCTGTTAGTAATCACATGTTGATTAAGAATGTTATTTAATATAGAATTGCTATTAGTTGACACAGATAAAAGGGAATTAAGAGAGATTACGGCTGAAATCATTTGATTTTTGATTTCTTCACCAGAAAGCTGCAAAGCTGTAAACCGTCCGTTTAATTCTGATGCTGCATCTTGTGACATGGTTTCAAAACCTCCGACCGTTGATTCTTGCTCGGTGGTAGAACCTGTTCCAAATTGTGCATTGATAGCGGCGGCTCCCGCTTCAGCTCCTTGAATGATTGAATTTTTTAGGTTATCCAGTGCAGCCTGTTCTTCTGGGTCGATTTCTCCGTCTCCTGTTGCCTCCGCCCACATCTCATACCATTTGCGCATTTCAGGTTCATATTGCTTTACATACATGGCTTTAATGAGAGCTTTTCTCATATATTCTGCGATGTCGTCCGCAATGTCCTCCGCTCCTTTCTCCACATCATACAGGGACTCTAATATGTCATCGGAGAAAGATTCAAAAGATATGCCCGTGGCGTTCTCCATCTCTCGCGCTGCCGTCTCTTTAATATTATTCTCCGCTTCGATAATCTGCCTTATATACTCTTGTGCTTCACTATCCAACTGTGCTATAAATAGAGGAGCTTCCTCCATTAGTTTCTCTAATTGCTCAGCGGGAAGGTTAAATATGTTAGTCATGTTTTTTGACATCATATCGATTAACTCTTGCGTTGACATACCTAGTGCGTCAGCGGCTTGCTGCCAACCTGCGGCGGACATGTCGTTAAAATCTTGGCGTCCCTTCGATTTTTCCCCGGACTTCCTAGATTTGTAATATTGCGCACCCAATGCCCGTGCCGCATCTGCCTGTTTCTTGGTTAATTCTATCGCTTTGTCATAGGCCGCCTGTGCGTTTTCTCCTGCCAGCGAATCGGCCAACTCCAATTGCTTATCGATTACCTGATCCAATATATCTATATATGACTCGTACACCTCCCTTGATTCTTCGTACTTCTCATACGACGACTCTTGTTTAAATAGCCCTGCTATTTTTGTTGCGACTTGCAAGGCTGCACCTACAATTGACAGTATTACGGAGGCTTTTTCTACATTCTGAATTGCCGTAGATGCAACTTCGGCCGTTCCTGACATGGCAGTAGAAGAACTATTTGCAAGTGTTACAATACCATCAATCATTTGTAATGTAGAAGATGAGATACTTCCGGCTGCGGACATTATTTCACCGACTGTACCCCCTATTGTATCTCCAAGTTCTTCAAACTCTCTTTCTACCTTAGATAAGGTTTTATACAACTCCTGCCACTCCTTGATACTTCGTTTATCCGGCGATGTACTACCTTTACCCTTTATATTGGAGATTTGGTCTTTCGTTGCCGTTACCTTTGCACGCTGCACCGCAAGTTCGTTTCCGTTTGCCCCTCCTTCATTTTCCATTCGTGCTAATTCCTGTTCCGCTTCGGTAAGCAACCGTTCCAGTTCGTCCAAACTCATATTTGTTATACTATTTGCCCACGTCTGGAACGAAACTTCACGCATGGCAAATTCTTTATCGATAGCTTTTAATGCTTCCTCTTGCTGATAGGACAATTCAGCCTTTTGTGCCTCCGTACCTCCTGCCGCTTCCAACTTCTCTAAATCACTTTGGTATTTCTTTTCAACGCTTAAACGCTTCGTTGTATAGTCTTGATACTTGGTGAGAATATTGTTATAATAATCTGCCGTTTCGTTGGACTGCTTCTGTTTGGTATATTCTGACATGCGGTCAAACATCGATGTATCAACAGAGACTGAGGAAGGGTCAAACGTCTTTTTTTTGTAGTTTTTATCTTTGGCGGCTTTGGCGTTCTCCTCAGCTTCAAATATTTGTTTTTGTGCCTCCGTAACTTTACGGATATATTCCTGTTTATCTCTTTCGATGGCTTGTAACTCTATTTTGTTGTTCAGTTCACGCTGCGCCATTTCTTTGTCTATGCCGTCCGCCATCGCATTTATCCGGGCCTGTTCTACTTGATTCTCCAAATCCGTATCAAGTCGTATTCGTTCACTTGCATTTTTTTTACGGAGTTCTTTAATCTTGTTTATCTGGTCGGTATAAGCGTTCATGTCAATCGATCCGGTGGCTGTTTTAGGCAGCTTTGCACGGAGTGCGTCAATTCGTGATTGTAACGCATTGTATTCCTTGCTTCCACTTACAGTTTCTCCCTGCTCTTTCTCTAATTTTGAGATTTGTGTTTTGACTTCATTGATTACTCTCAAATCTTTCTCACGTTCAAGTATAGTGTCTTGAAGCGACTTGATATAAGCCTCTTGTTGATCCACTGCTTCTTTTGTTCCGCTGCCGTCTGCAAGGGCCTTTTTTAATGATGCAAGTGAGGTTTCAGCCTTCTTGATTTCTTCTTCAAGTTGGGAGATGGATTTACCTTCGGTGGAAAATGGCTCATTTGCTGTCTGTTGAGAGGTATTTATACTTGTAACGCCAAACTTTTCACGGGCTTTTCCATCTAAATCCTCTGTTATTTTTTGCGCTTCTCGGATATTGGAGATATATGTATCAATACGTGAATCCGCAAAAATCGTACCTTTGTCTTGTATTTCATTTAGTTTGTCTTGGATCGCAGCATCCAAATCTCTTCGTTCCAATATGGCATGGTAGATTTCTGAATAGAGTTTTGCACCTTCTTTATCTCCTAACTCGCTATATAGGCGGTCTTGTATCTTTCCGAGATTATCGGACATTATGTTGTCCAACCAATCTTCCTGCTGCGACTTGAATTGCTGGTATTGTCTTGCCCCGTAAGAATCTGTGATTGCTTTTGTGAGTTTTTTATAAGCTTCTTCCGTGAGTCCAACCTTATTTATTTCTTCTTCGAGTCCATCATAATACTTGCTATATCCTGCAACAATTTTTTCTTTGACGGTATTATATTCATCTGTACCTTCTTTTAATGAAGACAATTCTCCATTGAGCTTAGCAAGTTCCCTTTGCTCAGATAAGGCTGCTTTCTCAGATTCCTTTCCCGCAGCATCCAGCCTTTCCAGTGCCTTTTCTGCTTCTGTTTGATAAGTGACTAATTTATAAATGCCCAAACCTAGTGCTGCTACTGCCGCTGCTACTGCAACATATGGGTTGGCAAGTAAAGTCTTGTTCAGTGCAGCTTGCGCAACTTGCAATAATTTCGTGCGAGTAGCAGCCAAAGCTTCTGCATTTGATAATGTTATTCCTGAAGCTGCCGCAAGACTTTGATTTAATGCGGACTGAGCTAATACGGCGGAATATACTTTTTGTAAAGCTGTTATAGTAATCAATGCAGCTTTATACGCTCCGTATGTTCCGACGATTTCAAGCAAGGTTTTTCCGACAGTTTCATAGTTTCCTATCAAATAAGAGACTCCGGATAATGCATCATTGATGATACCTTCATTCGCTTTGCCGATGTCGTTTAACATAATAAAGAAACTGTCTTTTATGTTAGAAATCTGTCCGGTGATGGTTTTGCTCTGCGCTTCCATCAGTCCACCGAATTTGCCTCCCTCGTTTGTCAGGCTTTCAATGACTTTCTGCACTTCTGGGAAACCTACCCGTCCTGCTTCGATCAATCCTTGTACTTCGCTTTTAGCCACACCGAGTTGTTTGGCAAGCTCGTCAATCATAGGAATACCACGGGTTGTGAATTGAATGAGGTCTCTTGTATAAAGTCGACCTTGTGTCATCGTTGTTCCATAGACATAAATCAAATCGCCCAGCGGTATGCTTAGGCCGGCTGCAATGTCGCCAAGTCTGATAAGGGTCTGGTTCACGTCCTCCGCAGCAAAGCCGTAAGCCAATAATTGACGAGCTCCATCGGCAACATCTCGTAGTTCGAATGGGGTTTTGACAGCTGTTTCTATGAGCTGAGCCATAAGGACGTTTGCCTTTTCACCACTTCCAAGCATAGTGGTAAAAGCGACCTCTAATTGTTGAATTTCACCTCTTGCTTGTATAATATTTTGGATAAGTTCTTTTGCTGTAAATCCAGCACCAAAAGCAGCAGCTGCTTTCGTCATTTTGTTGAACATATCTTCTATGCCCAATCCATTTTTTTCTATTTCCTTAGAAGTATTGGTTACTCCGGTTTCTACTTCTCGTAGTTTACGAAGAAAATTAGAATTGTCGCCTGTTATATCAAAATGAAGTCCGGCCATGAGTCTTTTCGATTAAAGGGGGTAGATGTAACATCACATCATTTGCAAATATACAAAAGTGTATGAAATTCATATACTTTTGATAAAATAGAATAGAGTTAATAAAGTTTAACTAATGTGTGAGTATAAATATTTTAATAAATGATTATTGTATTATACTTTTGACGAAACAATCTTAACAGTATAAGATATGGATTTCAAAGATACAATTCAACAGATTGTAGAGAAAATTGCTAAACAGAAGGATAGCATAGCAACGGAAGAAGCGACAAAAACCTCTTTTGTAATGCCTATGATAGCAGCATTGGGATATGATGTATTCAATCCCTTTGAGGTTGTACCGGAAATGGATTGTGACTTAGTTAAGAGGAAAGGCGAAAAAATAGACTATGCCATAATGAAGGACGAAAATCCTATACTACTTATAGAATGCAAGCATTGTAAACAAAACTTGAATTTACATGACACTCAGTTACAAAGATATTTTGTCGCTTCAAAGGCTAGGTTTGGGGTCTTGACGAATGGAATAGAATATCGCTTTTATACAGATTTAGAAAAGGTGAACATAATGGACGAAAAGCCGTTCCTTGTGGTGAATATGCTCGATTTATCGGACAACGATATTGAGCAACTAAAAAAGTTTCATAAGTCTTATTATAATGAGCAAGATATATTGAGCACGGCACAAGAGTTACAAATCACCATTCAGATAAAAGACCTGCTTACAAAGAACTTTCAAGATCCGGGAGAGGAGTTTACTCGTTATTTCGTAAGATGTCTGAATGACTGGAAGTCTACCGCAAAACAAATTGAGCTATACAAACCGATATTAAAGAAGTCCATTGCTTCGGTGATTAACGATATTATATCCGACCGTTTGAATGTGGCTATGAAGAATGAGAATAAGGAGGAAAAGCAAATGCCACAGGAGGTTGAGAATGAAAATCAACAGCCGAACGAAATGAATGAAGAAAAACTTCCTGATGGTGTAGTATTTCAAGACCGAGAAAAAGGTATAGTTACTACACAAGAGGAGATAGATGCTTATAACATTGTGCGCAGTATATTGAGGCAGTATGTAGATGTATCTCGTATTCAATATAACGACTACAAGACTTATTTTTCCGTGAACATAGATGGTAGTACATGGTGGTGGATTTGCCGCATTTATATAGGGAAACGGAGTAAAAAAATATGCTTGCCAAAGGATAACTACAAGACGAATGAATGGATTGACATTGAGACTATCGATGATATTTTTAATTATGCCGATGGTCTTAAAGAGAGTCTTGATTTGGCATTGAAAGAGGCGAATTATTGGATTGCAAAGAAAAATAAATTAGAAAAATGACAAACGTAATTAATACAAATTTTAGAATTATGAGAAAGTTTTTGCTAATCATAGTTTGTGCTTTATCCATTACATCTTGCTCAGATAATGATCCTGAGATATTATCAGTAATGATTAATGTAAAATGTGATAATAAAATTGCATCTCCTTCTTTGGTTCGCTTATATGAATATGAAACAGCAAGAGACTTTGATGACAGCTATATGTCTACAATGGAGTACGGCGATTCTCAAGTTTTAAGAGATAAGTTGGGTAATGAGTTGACTCCCGCATATACATCTGACACGTTTTCTGGAATAAATATTTTTGAGGACATAAAAACAGGGGCATATTTGGCTGTAATACTTTATAAACCTGACGGCTTTACATGGCCTATGTTTTATTTTTATGGATATAAAGTAATTAATGTTGACGAGGATAATAACGCACTTTTACATAATATATGTTTTTCTTATAGTGAATACGACCGAGGTAAATTCATTGAGTTTTAGTCCCACTTCATTCCTTTTATTTTATCCATATTTTTAGGATCGTCCCCGTTTATAAATGTTCGGTCCGTAGATATATGATATTTTTTTATCTCGTCGTCAGTAAGGTATATAGATGTTATGTAATCATTAAGTAACATATGCAGGTTGGCATAACTAATACCCCATACAACATAGTCCATAGTCCAGCCATAGCGTTCGCAGGCTATATCTATCAAAGTACCATAAATACTTTTACCTCCAAAGGTTATAGTGTTACACTTCTTTTTCTTGATTCTTGATATTTTTTCTTGTTCTTTTTTCTCAATATCAATCTTGAAGTGTTGAATAAACTGGTCAATGTTATCCTTTGATAACACTATTATGAATAGTTGAGCAAGTTCTTCATTCGATAGGTTGTCTTCAAATAGCTTTCGTCTTTCATTTATTAGGTGGCTATTGAATAATTCTTCCTTTTTATCGAATGTATGGTAAGACAATATTTTGCATATAATATCTCTTTTGGAATCGCATAATCGTAATGCTTCCATATATGGATTTAGAGAAAGGAAGTCTTTATTTATTTCTAAATTTTCGGTAAGACGTGATAAAAGGTATATTTTACCCAATGTGGCAGGGTATAAGTAAAATTGCATTTCTCCTATATGGAACTCATAAGGTCTTTCCATGATAGTATCTGCAATATCCATTTCTATTATTTTCCCTTCTTTATCCATGCAAAATAAATTATATTGAGCGCAACTGTGGGGTCGAACCACAACTTTATACATGGAGTGTATATGTGCTACCGTTACACTAGATACGCAGAACACGTGGGTACGAAGCCCCCACGTTTGGCTCTATCTACAACCTATTGAATTATCCACCAACACTTGGATTAGGAGCTACTTCGAATTTATCACCGTCTCCAGACTCATCTTCAGGATCGCATTCAATTTTACTGATGTTTCCACCGGATTCCGTCACGATGATTTTACCCCACTGAATTTGTTTTTTATCGGCGGCTGCTTTCAAAGCATCAAAAGTGTATGCCCAAACACCACCGTCAGCAGAAGTAAAAGTGTCTTCAACGGAAACTGTCGTTTTCTCCATGCAGAAGCCTTGAACTTCTGTGTCTTCCGGTTGAACAACAACGGCATAATTGTGTGCAACAACACCATCGCTATCACTTACAGGACGCTTACGTCCTTTTGCGGCACGAATGTTCAATGCCAAAGCATAGGTATTCTTTCCATACTTTACATCCTCATTTTCGCCTCCTTCGATTTTTGCTTCTTGTTTATCTCCTTTTGTTGTTGTCAACTGTGTAGAATCTTCCACAGGGGTAGGTAATTCCTCCCATTTAGGAGCAGAAGCATCCAAATCTTTTATAAATACACGGGGCTTACCCCATCCTATTACTGCCATGATATACCTAATTTATATTAAAAATTTATTCGTTATTTATCTCTATGTACAGTTTGTTATTAATGAAATGCTCTGTATGTCCGTCTTCAAATGAAACTCCTGTTGAATCAGTTTTTTGACTGCATTGTGATGGAACCGTATGATATTCGTCTTTTCGTATAGCGAATAAAAACTTCGATAGTTCGCATAATTCACAAATTCGGATTGAATCTTTTTCCCATGTTTTGGTTTCAGAGTTCCATAAGTCTTTGACATATATATTGACATTCACATAAGCTCGTTGTATTTGCCCGCAACCTTCATTTGCAAGAACAGATATGACTATATCTTCTTTATCAGATTTGTTGGGCCTTCCTCTGTCACTCAATTTACCGGAGACATTACGTTCGAGTTCTGTACCTTTAATTTTGTGATAAACGAACTTAGCTATTTCAATATCGGATTTCATTATTTCGCAATCTGTCTTTTAAGTTTTTCAAGCATCAATGGAACTTGTTCTCTTGCCCAAAGTTCAGTTGATGCAAGTACGTCTTTATTATCCATCGCTTCTACAAATTCAGCATAGTTCATTCCGGCGACTACGATAAGTACATAGTTATTGGAATATCTTTTAGCAAGTTCTTTCGCTAAGTCTTTACCTGTTTTTACACCTTCTGAACCTTGCTTCACTTGGTTGAAAGTTGAGTATTGAATGATGTTCTTATTATGAGCAATCACATATCCAACCGAACTACGCAAGTTGCCTGTTTGGTCGTACCAACTTTTATCACCTGCTCTATCACGAATTTTTGTAACGCATTGTTCGCCAAGTTTGGATAAAGCACGAATAGTAAGACGCTCGACACGCTCTGCTTCTCTCATGAGCATGTCATGCACTTCGCTTAGCTTGGTGGTCATTCTTATACCCATAGTTTACATTGTTTCTGGTAGCGATGGAAACCTTTCACACTAAACTCCCTTTCAATTCCTTCAAGCAGATGTATCTTAATCCTGTCACCGATCATGAATGTTCGACAATTTGCACGTAGATAAACTGTATATGAATAGCTTCTTACAATACCATCGTCAAACTCTTTTTCAGAGGCTTTACCGGCAGGAACCGCGTCGCATTCAATACAGCCTTCCCAGTTAGTTTCTCCTTCATGATAATCACCATTGCTATCCTCGTAACCATCTTTTGATACGAGGTACTGCAATCTGTGTGGATATAGTCTTATTACTGACATATTACAAAAGGCAGTCACCTATATATACCATTGGCTTTGCCTCCAACTCTACCGAAGGTTCACCAATGGCATTATAGATTGAGTTAACACGTAACAGAATACGTTCTTTGTCTTTATCTGACAAAGACCCGAAAGACTTGTCTGCTTCAGAAAAATTGATAGATTGAACTAAAGACCAAAGACAGTCAGCCAAAGCTCCCATATACTCTTTTGAGCTCATTGTATCTGAATCGCAATAACTAAGAGGATTGAGTTTGCGTTTTATCATCACATTCTCTACAAAACCGATAGAAATCGGATAATGTATTTCGTCTATGAGAGCTTGCTGAATTGTCTTCATGGCTTAACTATCTCCATTTGTTGTTTTATATGATTCAACAGCTTTTTTGAGCTTCGCTTCATCGGCATCATTCAATTTGTTTACAGCAGCAATTAACTTATCGTCTGAAATAGTCGTCGATAAGTTTTTACCGGTTATTTTATTGAACTCTGCGACGAAGTTTGCTTTTATGTAAGCTTGCCCCCAAATGGTGATGTTCTTATCGGTAGAATCTTTTCCCTCTTCGGTAGAGTCAATCGTTTGAGCCTCTGAAATGTCGAGGGAGTAGATTTGGTCTACATTCTCAATAACAGGGAGAACTAATGCTTGACCACTTGTAAATTCCTGCAAAGGATCATTTTTAGAATACTTGCTGATAAGTTTGTATTCATCTACCGTGGAATAAATTACTCCTGCTACGGGATTAGTAACTTCTGCAAGTGTGCCCCAAACCAATGCGCCAACTTCTTGTGTAGTAAGGAATATTAGTTTGTTCGCATTCCACGGTTTGTACGGAATGCGTTTACCATTTTTCTCAGAAATGACTGTACGGTCAATCTTTAAGAATGTAATTCCGTTGTTGTCATCGGCAAATGCTTCGTCAAATAATGTAGCAGTAGGAACAGGCAACTTAGTGTTGCTGTCGAATGTTTGACCTCGATAGTTGGCAACCAATTCTTTTGCCCATTGTTCTTGTCTCATTTTATTGTAAGTCGATAACGAGATTGCTATCGTTGTAATGGAGTTTCCATCTGCGTCAGCTTTTGCAATAACACGCTTTATGTCATCAGAGGAAATAGTCCCAGCGGTTTCTACACCAAAGCTATTTTGCGGTAAATAGTTGAAATTTATGCGCAATCCAGTTCCTGTATTGTTTTCATCTTCAACGATTACGACACCATCAGATAAAGCAGTTAAAAAGTTTGCTTCGTTCTTTTCATCGATACCAACGGAACAAGCTACTGCATCGTTGGTTAGCTTGTTAGCTATATTAGTGAACGCAGCTCCTTGAGCTTTCATGATGTTGATTGTGTTGATCTGAGTCTCACGAAGAATTTTTTTCATTCCGACCTTTGGCAGTGTACCATTTGCGTGAGCAATGGAGTCTCTCATCTTGGGAGGGAGAGGTGAGTCCATTGCTACCATGTCAGCCGCAACATAAGTTGTGTTAACTGATGCACTTTCCCACTTTTGGTCTGCGGAATATTCTTTGCGAAGCATTGTCTTGTGAAGATATGTAAGCTGATTGCCTCGCTTACCATTGATTCTCTCGATGATAGTTTGAAGTTTCGGGAAAATCTTTCCGATGTATTCAATAAATAGTGATTCTTTCATTTTTTACCTCCTTTCTACATTAATCGTGTAAGAATACAAGAGTTGGCAATGCCGTTTTCATAGCCGCTTTTATGTCGTCTATGGGGTATGGACTCGCCAAATCATTGACTTCGCCACTATACATAATACCAACCAATGGTTCACTAGTTGGTTTTGTACATACAACTACTCCTACATATTCGTGGGAACCGGGAAGTGAGTCGTATCCATCGCCAGATGATTTTACGGGCATAGGTTTGTACGTGTCTGTTGACGGATCACGAATAACAACGTGCCCGGCTTTAATAACCGGAAGGTTATAATTTGATACGTCAAGAGTACGACCTCCGATAATGCCAGCTACATAATGCCGAATTACGACAGAATCCATTCCGGCATTGAGAATTTCCATTTCGCTTGCTAAATTTGCTGTTGCACCCATTGTTACAATTTCTTTTTTGACTTAGAAAGTGTTGACTAAATCTTCAATTTCTTTGTCGGTTAATACTTCGTCTTGATTACCCGAACCTTTACTTCCGGCAGCAGGAGGGGTTGCCAATGTTGCCAAACCTGCATCTGCACGCTCTTGATTGTAATTCTTCAGGTCTTCCTCAACATCAGAATAGAACTCCTCGAAATCGTCGTCACTCTCAAAGCTCATTTTAGAGAAGCTTTTCAAGGTACGCGAACCGAATGTTCCGGTGTCTTTCAGCAGGGCTTCAAGTTTGGCTTTACGCAAGTTAGAAACTTTTTCACCTTCCAATGCGGCAAAACGGGCTTCCTGTTGCTCTCTGAAAGACTTAAACCATGCGGGTTCTTCGTCTTGTTCATTTCCTTTGTTGTTGGGATTTTTCTTGTTTGAACCAGCTTGACGAGAGCCGCCTTTTGACGTGTCATCGTCATCGTCGTCATCATCATCTTCTTCTGATTCGGGGTGTTTCTTCTTCCATTCGTCAAGCAAACGGTTGGCTTGCGACTGGCCGAAAGTGAGGTAAGGGAGAACCGCTTCTATCTGTTCGTCGATTTCTGCGTTTACATCCTCTTCTGAGGCATCTTCTGCGGATTTCAGGTTATCGGCAATCTTGGCGGCGATACCCTTCAATTCCTTTGCGTTGAACCCTAACGCCTTCGCTTTAAGTTTCAACCTTACGAAAACTTGCTGTTGTCTGTTCATTTCATTTAGGTTTAAACAAAAAAATAGTCTGCGTAGCAATGTAGCCAGCAGACTATTCGCATCTTCTTTCAGATGTGCCTCCGCCTAAACGGACAAACAGGTGTTTACGACAAGTCGGGTGGCGTACATCTTCATACGCTTTCTGCAAATATATAGTAAAGTATATGAATCTCATACACTTTTCAATAAAATATTGATTGAGTTTTATTTTTTTTAAGAAAACAAAGTAATAAAAATAAGAGATTTGATTGATTTTACCTTCTGTGAGAAATGCGGGATAAATATTCGATTCACTGCCTTACGAAATCGTATAATAGCCCTCAAAGGTTAATAATGTTGAATTATGCATGAAATTCATACACTTTCAAGATTCCATGCTATAATTTTGTGCCCAATATTATGCGTGACATTCGCAACCTATTATCACAAGGAGTAGCCGAATTCAATTGGGGATTGGGGTTATACCTGAACCCTAATGTCTAGTTTCCCGCCAAGCCCTTTCGTTACGATGTCATATAGTGTAGAGAGCGTGAGGTTGCTCCCTTCTCTTTCCACCTTTGATATGAAAGAGCGTTCTTTCCCTATCTTCTTAGCAAGCTGGTCTTGGGTTAGGTTCCTCGCTTCACGGGCATTGCGGATCTGAAGCCCAACACGAAGGTTGGAAAGTTCGGTTTCAATCTTATCGCGGCGCGGAGTGCCAATTTCTCCATAAACCTTATTCTTTATATCCTCAATAGTGTAAGTTTCCATAATCATTTCCTTTCTTTTTTCTTTTCATTAAAGTATTCTTGCATGAGCCTTACAGCCCGGTCTATCTCTTTTTTCGGTGTCTTTTGCGTCTTTTTCTGAAAGCCGCTCAGTAAGATGACCATTTTTTCACCATCAAAAAAGCAAAAAACACGTATTATGTCACTTGAAAATTGCACTCTGATTTCATAAAGTCCCCTTGTACCTTCAATATGCTTCAAGTATTTCTCTGGAACAACTTGAAGCGTTTCGACATATTGTATGGTTTTCACCACCTTATCCTGCATCTTTTCGGAAAGCGACTTCACAAAATCTATGAAATAGTGCTTATATGCTATGACGTTTCTTACTTTCATGTCGCAAATGTAACTTATAATTCACATTTCCGCAAATATTTCCAGCTTTTTCTTTGCAATTTCAAAATAAAAGGGTCGGAACATTATTCCGACCCAAGGTGGAAATCAACAAGTTTGGTTACTTGCCGAAGATGGCTTATGCAAAGCCCCGAACCATAAGGAACGGGGCTGGATAGTTAGTTTTGAATATTAGTTAGTTTTCCATTTTCAAAGTATAGATAATACCCATTACCATATACCCATTGTTCATGTGTTCCATAACTTCCAATTGTTGTATTTATATCATCAGGTTTTCCCCATGATTCTAAGCACATTTGCTTTGTCATTCCTATTCTAACTTTTCCTTGTATGATTAGATTGGCAATAGCTGTACCGTATTTACGAATTAGATTTGCTTTTCGTTTATTTTCAGCCAATCTTTCTGCCAATATTACTTGTTCGTAATCGGATTTTAGATGAAATCTACCACAAATATAGGATAAAGACTTATTAAGTAAGGTTTGGTATGGAGTTCCTTGATCACTCTCTAAATAACAATAATGTTTTCCATAATTAGGATTGTCAAAAATTAGAATAATTGGACTTCTTTTGTCTAAATTCATGCCATCGCCTTTTTTTCTAGGCTTAACTTGGACATCTATACATTTCCAAACCGATTCCTTTGGAATATTTTTTGATACTGTGTCGTATTCTAAATTTATAAGTCCATCTGCTTTTTTCCCATAACTATCAATAAAAACATCATCAGTACCTACATATATAAATTCTTTATTAAGGTATAATTCTTTCATCTTCTCATAATGGCCTAATACTACCCACTTAAAATTATATTCCTTTGTAAAAATACCGCCTTCTTCTCCTGTTTCTCCTGTTTTTATATTTGTTAAAGATAATCTATGATACAATCCCTTATTTGTATTATCTGGCAAAATACCATCAACACGATAATAATCGCCAATTTTAAAATAGTTTTTTCGTCTATATAAAGAATAAGGTTCACCACAATACATTATTGTTTGACCAATTAAATGATGGTATGTATATTCCCCTTCATATTTTTCAGGAACCATATTCCTCAAACTATCATAAACAAAATTATCAGATTGGAGCTTTTTTGCTTCGGTATTCATTATTGTTATCTGACAGTAAGCATTATTAGCCAATGATAGAATAATAAAAAAGATGATTTTTTTCATGGGCTTAATCTTTTGACTCGGTTACTTTGTCTAATGTGATAAAATCAATCATTTTGCTGGGGTTTGGTTAGTTCGACATTTACTTCTTTACCACAATGAGGACAAATAACATTTACTGAGTTGCTTGTTGGTCCACTTTTGTAATCGTCAAATAGAGATGATAAAGGCACATTTAATTCTTTGGCAATCTTAGAAAGCACACCAATAGATGCGCTGCCTTTTTCTCTGATAATGCCACTTATATACTGAGGTGTTACACCCATTCTTTCAGCTAAGTTTTTTGCTGAAATGCCTTTTTCGTCTAAGATTTCTTTTATTCTGTACATATCTATAATATTTTATAATACAAAAGTAATATGCTTTATTTGCGTTAAACCTATTCACTTTACTAAATAAAGTTAAATGCTTTACTTTTTAAACCGTATTGCTTGCTTAATAAAGTAATATGCTTTATCTTTGTCACATCAAACAAAAACAAACAAGGATATGAAAACGAAAATCGACAAATCGCAACTTTTCAAAATGGCTTGGTCGGAATTCAAGAACCCAATTCGTGTCATGGGGCGTGAAATAAAGAAGTCATTCTCCCAATGTTTACGAAACGCATGGTTTAAATTGAAAATGGAAGCCCTTCGCTTCATGAAGAAGTCGGAACCCGCACAAAAGCCCGAACCGGTTGTGTTTGACGCAGCAATGGAAAGAGGGATAACGGAGTATTACAGAAGCCAAAGCGGGCGTTATTGCGGAGATTAAAATAAACAAAACACGTTGCTGATCTTCCAAAACAGCACGAGACGGTGGACCGGTCACGGGGGAAACAAAAACCGGTCCACTTTAATAAAGACCAATATTACTAACAATTAAAAGACAAGAGCAATGAAACATTCGGAAGAACAAATAAAAGAAATAATGTTGGCCCTATACGAACAACTTGGCGGACATAAATTTGTAGTTATGACAGGATCAAAATTTACCGGTTACGCGGAGAATGAATCTGGTGACATGGAGCAGGTTATTAAATTGAGCAAAAATAAATCTGGCGCAGATAAATTAATCATCACCTATGAAGAAGGTAAGGATACTTATTCTATGAGATTCATCAAATCCCCGAAATTAAACAAAAAGACTTTTTCTTTTTCCGAGGCCAAAGAGGTCTTCTTTTCGAGTGATATTTATGATGAACAGTTGCAAGAAGTGTTTACACAAGTGACAGGCTTATACACTCATCTTTAAACATATAATCGATGAAAGTAAACGAACCTAACAATAGGATCGAAATAGCATAACGATTTAATACATAAAAGCAATGAACACGTATTACAAGTTTGCGCCAAATGTGTTTTTGGCAAAGTGCGACGAGAAGCACGAAAAAGGAGAAGTTATAGAAGTTACAACCAAGTATGGAAAAGAGAATGAAAGCATAGTATTTAACCTGATATTTGAGCGCGACGGATTCTATTATTACTCCATCGTAAGAGCTGACGGATTCAACGTACAAGAATGGGCTAAACGTAGAGCCGAACGTAGACGTGAATGGTCTGTATCAGCAGATAAAAAAAGTATTGAATATTCCAAAAAGTCAAATAAGGATAGAGATTTTCTTTCACTTGGAGAACCCATTAAAGTAGGGCATCATAGCGAAAGACGACACAGAAAAGCGATAGAGGATGCTTGGTACAACATGGGCAAAAGTGTTGAATTTAGCGACAAAGCAACAAAACATGAAAGAGAAGCCGAATACTGGGACAAGCGAGCTACAACCATCAACCTATCCATGCCGGAAAGTATCGACTTTTATGCGCACAAGCTGGAAGAAGCCAAAGAATACCATGAAGGTATAAAGTCAGGCAAATATCCACGTGAACACTCCTACACTCTTACTTATGCAAAAAAAGCAGTAAATGAAGCTCAAAAGAATTATGATCTTGCAGTAAAATTATGGGGAGAATAAAAATGGAAAAGTTGATTAGAAACGATAACGCACCATTAAAGAACAAGTTTTAGAATATTTATTCAAACATAGAACCCTCCCCAAATATTATCCATTCCAATGAAACTCCATAGTCATAAACAAGATAATATATCCATTCGGGCTTCAAAACACTACGGTCTGGATTTTTTCTCACATTTGCTATATTGGTACGAGTTATATTGTGCTTCCTCGTGAATGTTTTAAGCCCACGAATGCGTCTCTGTGCTTTGAGCATATCAACCGCTTCAAAGAAACGTTTGGTTATAGCGATTCCTTCCTTAGAAATTTTCATGGCTCAAGTTTTAGTAACTGTTCTATTTCTTGTTTTATATCTTCTGGAGTTTTAATATAAGTAGCTATTTTATTGAATAGCTCATCGTTGTCTTTACTACTCTGTTTAAGAAACACCATTGATTCCCCTCCGTTATCCATGACAAATAGAGTATCTTTATTTATCTTGTATTTTATTGTATCAGCCCAATATTCTGAGTGTATGCTTATTTGGTTCTCATTTATATGTTCCCAATTTATTAAATCAACCGTACCAATACTTGATGTAGAATCTTCCGGGGAAACTGACCACATGATTCCAGAACCTCCTTTTTTAAAAATAGCGTGGTTAATTGTCAAAATTTCTCCATTATATAGATGAATCGAATTCTTATCTTGCTCCCAATGTCCCACCAGTTGTTCATTTGCACAACTAAATAATGTCAATAATTGTAGTGCTATAATTACGTAGAAAAGGATTTTCATAAGTCACAATTTAGAATGCTTGTTTCTGCGTTTATTGCTTTTTCTAATTATTATGTCTTTCTGCTTATTTATACGTTCAGAAATCTGTTGAATTTAGTCTTTGGAATTCATGGCTATTTTAGTTTTAAGCATACATATCTTCCACTTTGTTTTTCAATACAATTAGTATTTTTCTTTTCAGCACTTTGTTTTCAGAATCTACAATGGAGGAAATACAATCGTCTAACAGTTTGAACATCTTGACTGTTGCGTTGTCTTTCGCTTTTTCAGTCTTCAATGTGCCGAATTTTGCTTCATAAATATCGAACGCATCACAAGCTATCCTTATGATGTTCTCATTCTTATTGTCGTCTACTTTTTGCTTCGCAACACATGCGGATTCATGATTCAGCTTTATATCGTTTTCCATCATCCACTTCATATGTTCGCATACAGTCTCGTATCTACTGTTTAGCGTATCCAGATTCTTTGTCTTGTCAATGATTGATAGGCTTTCGTTTATGATCTTCAATCGGCTTCTTCCCTCTATCTCAACCGTTGCATAACGTACCGAAGATTCGTATACCAAGCGTTTTTCTTGCTCACTCAGTATATGCTTCCTCGGTCTTAATCCTAATAGTTTGCCAAATAACCCCATTACACCATCTATTTCTTCTTGTCTTTTCTCTTAATGGTATGTTTCAGTTTCAGCACGGCGAAGTTTAGTTCTATTTCGGTCTCCGTCTCGTTCGTCTGCATATCCTCCCCGAACAGGTCTGCCATGATCTCCCCGCTTTTCTGCATGAGCGATTTTTGGGTGAACTGGTCGGGATTCGCCGATAGCTCTCCTATGGTTCTCGACAACTCCCTCAATTTGGCGAATGCCTCTATAATGGCAATCGTGGTCTCTGTCGCTTGGGGGCTTTTTAGGATAGTCGCCAGCATATAAAGTCCTTTCTCTGTGAATGCTTTCGGTATTGCCCGGCTTTTAGGGCTGTTTGCAATCAAATTTTTTGACCGCAACTCTTTAAGTTCCTGTTTACCAAGTTCAAACACATACCCTTCTGGGAATTTGCTTGGGTTGTTTTTTACAGCTTGGTTTATCTCTCTCGTCTCCACTCCGTAGAGCTCTGCCACAGCGAAGTCAAAAATGACATCTTGTTCCTGCAGGTGGACAATTTTGTCTTTAACCGATTGATATGTTAGTAATTTCATGATTCTTGTAAATTTTAATAGCTGTTTCACTTCAAAGACATGCTTTGCAGGACTCTATATAATCCGCAAACATCTTGTAGCGACACCTCAAAAGGCGGATATTCCGGTGACATTGAGAGTCTTCTGAACTGTTATGGAGAACTCCGCCACTCCTATCTTTTGTGCTCATTGTGTTTATTATTGTTCAAATAATAAAATATATATTTTGATGGCTCTCACTAAGTATTTTCTTAATTAATTCTTTCATGGCTTTACTATTATATTAGTTTTTCTTATATTAAGAAATTATTTAGTATATTGCGATTGTTAACCATCTAATCTTGTTTATCTAATGAGCCCCTCAAAATACATATTAAATCATCTTTGGATTTTATTGTTGTTTCAAGAGACTTTATTGTAGCCTCATGTCCACTAACGATTCTTTCGAGGTATTGTATCCTTTGATTAAGCATGTCTATTTCGTTCAGGTTATTTTGGACGCCTGAACTAGTATTCTCTATTGTGACTGTTCCGTCAGGGTCAATAATTTTTTGAGTACCTTTTTCCGGCAATGATATAGAGATGTTATTATTAACATCTCCTTGACGTATATTACCTTTATTTCCGCCAGATATATTCAGGTTATCCCTCGTCGATATAGTCGAAGGCCTTAACATCTCGCCTTCGCCTGTTAAAAGCCATTCTGGGGAAATGTCGGTATATATACCGCATATTCTGATTAAAATTTCATAGGAGGGATTCTTGGCTTTATTCCAATAGCCTTTGGATAATCCTAGATCTTTTTCAAACCTATAATCACTTATACCTTTATATTTAAGATATTGTGATATTCTTTCTTTGATACTCATATTTTAAAAGTTAATGATTGTTATTTAGTTGAATATTTTCAATCATTTATTTTGTTGGTTGAAAATAAACCACCATATTTGTACTCGTAATCATTGAAACGAACTTATTTCAAGATTGAAACAAAAACCATAATGTGCAAATATAAACGATTAAATGTAAAAAAGCAATGAGAAAAGTAAAATACATCAGTATCCCATCAAAGATTATCAAGGAGATAGCCGCCGAGGTAGGTTGTACAGACCGCACTGTCTACGGGGCGATAAACTTCCGCACGGACGGAGAACAGCCAGAACGCATAAGGGAGCTTGCTCTCAAAAAGGGCGGAATCGTCTCACACAAGATGGTAGGATAAACAAAACGATTGAAACATTAGAGAAATATTAAGCAAACGATAAAATCAAAACAATATTATGATGACGTCCACAGAACCCCAAGTATCGCTTTCCGGCCGATACTCGACCAACGAGACTTGCAAGATACTCGGCATCGACAGGAGCACACTGTTCCGTTACACGAAGAATGGAATCATCAAATTCGGTTACAGGAGGTGTAACGGTCGAAAATTCTACCCGGGAAGTGAGATAATTCGGATTTGGAAATCCATGATGTAAAAGCCGGGGAGTAGCTCAACGGTAGAGCAACCGAATAAAAGAACCAATATGTTGGGTATCGGTTCTTCGGAGCGAGCAAGGGTTCGATTCCCGCCTCCCCACAAAAAAGCTCATTGACATGTTGGCGTACGTGAAGAACACCGAGAGTCGCAATAGCGGGAACGCCGAGACTTGCGACGGGTCGGGGTGAAGTAACGAAGTCGTGACGTGTAAGTAATATCCGGCAATTCGGCAACCGGGCACGCTTCACCAAGTTCAATGAATAGAAACGAACAAAAAAATGGAGAGAGAAAGGGATTGCCTTTCTAGGCAAGAATAGTTCAGACAGCTTTCCATTACCCTATATTTCCCCTGCCCGTCGGATTCGGGTTGAAAAAACAGTCATCTGTTGCAGGGGAACGAAATTAAATAAACCTGTGAACATGAACACAACCTGTATTATCCCACGGTCGGCAATCGAGGAACGATACGACCGGGCACGAGAAGATTTCAACTACCAATACGACAACTCTCCCTACAAATTAAAATGTAAGGAATTTTATCTGGGAGGCGGGGTAGAAAATTACGAGGTCGCTAGCCAGATACTATCGATGAACGAGAAAGAAATAGCCAAATCCTACCTTGAAGATTGTGATCCGAAAGACTGGGAAAGCATGCGTCGATACCGGGAAGACCTCATGTGCGATGCCACGGACATATACAAAACGGCTATCGCTATGGTAAAAGCCGATATTCATAAACTAAAAACCATACAGGACGAGGTAGAAAGTTTTCTTGAAGACCATATAAAAGAAAATATAAACGACCGCTATTTCGGAGAAGATATAAACCATGAAATAGATTTGATCGACAAAAACGCCGACGTCCGCATTCATTACGACGCATACAATCACAAGGAGTGGGACAACGGCGACTATTTCACACAATCTTCTAGTAGTGGCTACATCGATACGGAATACACGGTAACCGTATTCGACGAATACGGAAATGAAGAATTCGAGTTTAACGGTAAATTCCAAATATAACAGTCATGATATTCTACAAGTTATTTACCCTGCTCGCCATACTGCTGATGCTTTCCTCGATATTCGGGGTAGTCGCTTCACTCATCAACGCCAACCTTTGGCAACTGGTAATAAGCATATCCCTGTTCGCATTGTCGTCGATGGCTCTTTCAGGGCAACAACAAACAAATAAGAAATAAAAAACTATTGATAATCAGGTAAATAAATAAGAAATACAATGGACAAAAAAGAGATTTTAAGTAGCGACATTGAAGTACGCATTACTGCGGCAAGAAACCCAAATACGCCCGCCGATGTACTCGTTGAATTGGCGAAGGACAGCTACTGTGATGTCCGCTATTATGTAGCAGGCAATCCCAACTTGCCTTTTGATGTACTCGCAGAACTGGCGAAGGATAGCGACTGGTATGTCCGCTATTATGTAGCAGGTAATCCCAGCACGCCCGCCGAGGCACTCGCAGGACTGGCAAAGGACAGCGAATGGCTTGTCCGTAATGATGTGGCAGGA